GTGGCTCGGTTCACATCGGCTTAGAATTTATAGAGGAAATGAAATCCCTTAAGGCTAAAGGATATAAGTTTAATTGTTATGTGCGTAACGCATACTCTATGGGGTTTATAATTTTACAATATTGTGACCATAGAATAGGAAGCTCTAATTCGACCTATATGCACCATTTGGTACAGGTAGGATATGGCAGACCTGAAAGAACAGAAAAGAACAAAAAGCTTTTTAAGTCTCTTGACTTTTTTGACAACCTAGTGTTAGATGAGATTTCAAAAAGAATGAAGGTAGACCCCAAGAAGTTTTTTGAGACTTATAAAGACGATAAGTGGTGGAGTGCCAAAGATGCTTTAAAGGCAAACATTATAGATGAAATAAAACCATTCTCTTTAGTTAAAAGAGAAGTAAAATATAAACTCATACCCTTTTGGAGGAGATAATAATGAAATATGACATAGACGCAATTAGGTGTTACCAGTCGGTAATGTTTGACAAACGGCAAGAAACGTTTTTTGCTAGTAGGCAAATTAATAATAGGATACCTATAGAGCTAGAGATAGTGGAGGAAATACAAATGATTTCTATCAAATCAGAAAGTGATCATATTTTAATTCCTCTTACAAATGTTTCTGCTATCTATTTAAAGTCTCCTATTAAGGTAGAACAGGCAAAGAAGGATGCAGTAGAGAGGGCTAAATTGGTCACTCCTAATGTTATTAAGAAACCAAGAGTTAAACAATCAGCCTATAGGAGTTAAACATGAGTGGAAAGAAAGCGAAGAAAGAAAGAAAAGAGTTAAAACTAAATGAATCTGAAGCTGAGAAGTTAGAACGATGGTCTAGAACTACAGATTTTAAACTCATTAAACCTTTTGGTCCTCATGTAGCAATGGTACAAGCTCCATCTGATGTCCTAGAAAAGATGATTAAACTCACAGATAAAATTCTTGAAGATGAGAATAGAGTAGACTGGGGAGGTCATTTAGTAGGTCAAGTAGCAGAGGAGCCATGGGTTTCTAACAAACAGCTAGAAGAATTAGGGCTACTAAAATACTTTAACGGATTACTCTATAACTATGTGTGGAACTCCTTAAAAATGGAAGGACAGGATGTAGATAAGCTCCACGTAGCTGTAGATCATATGTGGATTGTTAGTCAATACGAAAATGAGTACAATCCTATTCATTTCCACACCTATTGTGACCTTTCGACTGTAATGTGGCTAAAGGTTCCAAAATGGGAAAGAAGAGAAAAACTTCCTGCCTACAAAACTCAAAGAGATGGACACATCGAGTTTGTTTATAAGACAGCTTGTCCAGGAGCTATGGAAAGAGGCTCTATGTCTCTTAATCCAGAACCAGGTGCTTCGGTATTATTTCCATCTAACTTGTTACATACAGTCTACCCATTTCAAGGTCCAGGGGAACGCCGGTCTGTAGCTTTTAACTCTCACTGGCAAGCCACACTTAAAAATGGAAAGATGATAGATAAATCTTATAGACAACAGATAGATCAAACAACTGAAGATTATCAAAAAACATTAAAGAGTAAGGGAGAGGTATCAGGATTTGCAGAACGTAAACAGGGAAGCCTTGATAGCGGAGATTCAGAAGCGAAAGACGAAAGCTGAAAAACCTCAATTTATATTTGAGAATTTTTGTTTCGACAAGCAGATAGAATTTTTCCGTGGAAAGGGAGTTAGGTTTAGAAATGCTGTATGCTCTCGTAGAGCAGGTAAAACTGTAGGCATAGCTGCAGACATGATTGATGCTGCCCTGGAGGAAGGAGAAAATAATTTACTCTATATTACCATAACACAGCAACAGGCTAGAGCTATCATATGGTCAGATTTAATTAAGATAATAGAAGAATATGAATTGGAATGTAAAACAGATAACACAAGACTAACTGTAGCATTCCCCAATAAGTCAAAAATTTACATAGCAGGAGCAAAGGATAGAACAGAGATAGAGAAATTTAGAGGATGGAAGCTAAAGAAATGTTACATTGATGAGTGCCAATCATTTCGTTCTTATTTAAAAGAACTTATAAATGATATCATAATACCGGCATTAAGGGATAAACGTGGACAGCTCTATCTTACAGGAACTCCTGGACCAGTTAAGGCAGGAGTATTCTTCGAATATTCTCAATCCAAAAACTGGAAGGCTCATCATTGGACAGCCTTTGATAATCCTTATATGCACTCTCCTCCTGATATGGATTTGGAGGAAATTCTTCGTGAAGAGCGAATTATTCGAGGTATTGATGAATCAGACCCATCTTATATTAGAGAAACATTTGGAAAGTGGGTGGAGGATAAAGATGCGCTCGTTTTTAAATTTAGTAAAGTTCGTAATATTTATAACTCCCTGCCTACTGATGGGGATTGGCATTACATTATTGGAATTGATATTGGTTATAATGATTCAGATGCGATTGCCGTTATAGGATATAATACGCATCACAAGAAAGTTTATTTAGTTGATGAACATGTTAAGAACAAGCAGAATATTAGTCAATTAGTGGAAGTAATTTACAGATATAAGGATGAGTATAATCCTATAAGAATGGTCATGGATGCAGGAGCCTTAGGTAAAAAGATTCAAGAAGAGTTGCGAATGCGACATGGTCTTAATATCGAGGCTGCTGACAAGACCAGAAAGGTCGAGTTTATAGAACTATTAAACGATGATCTTAGGACACAGAAATTTAAGGCATTTAGTAATTCTATATTTGAAGAGGATTGCATGTTAGTACAATGGGATAAGGACTCTAAGCTTAGAAATCCTGAGAAACCAAAGATATCAGATACTTATCACTCTGATATTTGTGACGCTGTACTCTATGCGTGGCGTGAATGTAGACACTACCTGTCTGAGAAACCTACGCCAAAGACTACAGTAAATACAGATGCTTACATGAAAGAACTGGAGGCTAAGGAAGCCGAAGAATGTGAAGAGAAGAAGAAAGACCCCTATGGATTTGAACTTAGTAAGCTATATGAAGAAGACATGGAAGAATTAGATAATATAATAGATGAACAATAGAGGAAGATATGTTAAAAAATATGGAAGACGTTAAGTTATTCATTGAGTGGTGTAAGGAAAATAAAGTAAAATCCTTTAAATCTGAACACATCCAATTCGAGTTATCTGAATTAAGCTTTTTAGAAAACACAGAAGGTTACGCAGATAAAATACAGACAACATTAGACGAGTCTAAATTTGAAAAAGAACAACAAGACCAAGAAGATGAAGAGATGCTTTTTTGGTCTTCAGGTAGATAGGAATAACTTATGTTTGAAGAAATAAATGGAAACCGATGGTGGTTATCTAAACGTAGTGATTTATATCAAGAATTATTTGCATTCATATCAGCCCTACAAAGTAGACAAGCTTACCGAACAGCGGACAACTTAAGGTATGCTAGATTATATGGAAATTATGATCTAAGTGGGTTAGATGTTGCTAACTACTCTAGGATAGAACCAAGTTATAATACTGTAAATAGAGTTACTCTAAATATTATACAATCAATGGTAGATACAGTCGTATCAAAAATAACTAAGAATAAACCCAAAGCAACTTTTTTGACTTCAGGGGGTGATTTTAGTCTTCAATCCAAAGCGAAGAAACTTACTAAATTTGTAGATGGTCAGTTTGAAAACATGGACTTCTACTCTAAGGCAGTTTTAGCATTTACAGATGCTTGTATTTTTGGGACTGGTTGTATAAAATTCTTTATCAAAAACGGACAACTGTATGCAGAAAGAGTTTTTATTGAGGAAATTAAGGTAGATGATGTAGAATGCTACTACGCTAAACCTCGGCAATTGCACCAAGAAAAATATATTCACAAAGATGTTCTACAACAAATGTTTCCTAAATTTGTAAGAGAAATAGAAGTAGCTAGTCATTTAGGAGCTTCAGGACAACAGGATAGTTATACCGGAAACCTAAAGGATATGGTAAAGGTTGTAGAATCCTGGCATTTACCGTCTGGTCCTAAGGCTAAAGACGGAAAACACTGTATTTGTACCTCTAATGCTACTTTATTTGAAGAAGGTTATTATAAAGAATATTTTCCATTTGTATTCTTCAGATGGAACGTAAGACCTGTAGGCTTTTTTGGTCAAGGTCTAGCGGAGCAATTACAAGGTTTACAGCTTGAGATAAATAAAACCCTTCGGACAATACAGGTTTCAATGCACTTAGTATCTGTTCCTAAGCTCCTCGTTGAAGCAAGCTCTAAGATAGTTTCTTCTCACCTTAACAACAGAATTGGCGGAGTTATTAAATATGCTGGAACTCCTCCTACCTATGCTCCTCTTGGTGGAATACCTCCTGAATTATTTTCTCATGTAGATAAGTTATTTGGTAGAGCATATGAAATTGCAGGTATTTCTCAGTTATCGGCTCAGGCAATAAAACCGGCTGGTCTAGACTCAGGTAAAGCCCTAAGAACTTTTAATGATTTAGAGACTGAACGTTTTATGTCAGTAGCTAAAAGATATGAAAAAACATTCCTAGAATCGGCTGAAATTATTATAGACTTAGCCAAAGACTTATATGAAAAAAATCCTGATCTTAGTGTAAAATCTAGAGATGGAAAGTTCGTTGATACTATCAAGTGGAAAGACGTTGATATGGATGCAGACAAATATATGATGCAGATTTTTCCCACTTCTGCTCTATCCACTAGTCCAGCCGCTAGGTTGGCAGACGTACAGGATATGCTCCAAGCAGGTTTTATTGGAAAAGAAGCAGCCATAAGCCTTCTAGACTTCCCTGATTTAGAGGGAACCATGGACCTTTTAACTTCAGACAATAATAATTTAGAGAAAATAATAGAAACAATGATGGATGAAGGCAAGTATTTTCCACCTGAACCCTATCAAAACCTTGAAAATGCCGTAAGAAAGGTACAACAGGCATACCTAATGTACCGAGTCAGAAATGCTCCAGAAGAGCGTCTTGAGCTTTTACGCCAATATATGGAGGATTGCCAGACTCTACTGGCTAAAGCCAAGATGCCTCAACCTACTCCAGACGAGTTAGCTCAAAAACTGGCAGCTATGGGGGGTGCAGACGCACCTGTAGGGGCAGTAACCGAAGAATTGGAAGGAGCAGAGCCTCTGCCTCCTATGCCAGAAGGAATGCCTCCAGAAGGCGCACCTCCGATGGAAGAACAAATAAGTGAACAAGAGATAATAGAAGGACAATAATAATAAGAATACAATAGTAGATCACTAGATCGGGCAATGCCCACTAAGTAAGGAGAAATTGATGGAAGGACAAGCAGAATCACACGAACACTTAAATGACGTTGTAGTAAATCAAACAGAAGGAGCCGAAGATACCGGAAACCTTTATGATCACAACGAATACGCCGCCGAAAGTTATGAGGAGGCACCAGAAGACGGTTCAAATCAAGACCAATTTGCTTCAAAGTTTGCAGCTTTAAGCAGAAAAGAAAAAGCTCTAAGAGATAGAGAATCCGAATATGAGTCAAAATTCGAAGAGATGGAGAGAAGACTTCACGACTATGAGTCTAGAGATCAAGAGCCAGAAATTGATTGGGAACATATGCTACGTAATGACCCCCTTAGAGCTTTAGAAGAGGCTGGTCTAGGATATGATAAGTTAACAGAGTTAGCCCTAAATGATGGAAAGTTAACTCCTGACATGCAGTTATCTGCTATGAGACAGGAACTAGAGAATGATTACCAAAGAAAATTTGAGGAATTAGAAGACAGGTTAAACGTAAAAGAACAATCTGAAGTAGAGAGTTATTATGATGCTGTCCAAGAGAATTTTCAAGATGAGATAGTCGGTGTAGTTCAAAGTAATCCAGAGAAATATGAACTAGTTCAAGCTAGTGAAGCCGATGGGTTAATTTATGATGTAATAGAAGAACATTATAATGAAACCGGAAGAGTATTAGATATTGAAGAAGCTGCTGATGCAGTTGAGAGTTATTTAGAAGAAGAAGCTGGAAAGCTGATGAAGTTAAGGAAAATAAGTGGAAGGTTAGGAATTGACCCATCAGAGTTAGAAGCAATGGAACAAGTTACATTATCCAACGATCACTCGGCACAAGTGAATTATGAAGGTGCTAATCGTATGTTATCAGAAGAAGAGTCAAAGGCTCGTGCAGCCAGAATGTTACAATGGGAATAATTAATAACTAAGCTTAATTAAGGAGATTTAAAATGGCTTTAAATATGACAACTTTTGCTGCGGCTCTAAAGCAGCATTATACAAATGAAAGAGTTGAAAACATGGTCTACAAGGATAATCCATTTCTTGCCATGATTTCTAAATATGAACAATTCGGTGGTGAAAACCTGAAGCTTCCTATCAAGTATGGGATTCCTCAAGGTCGTTCTGCTACCTTTTCCGATGCTCAAGACAATAAGACTAACTCTCAGTTAAAAGCATTCTTGCTTACTAGGGTTGCTGATTATTCTCTTGCATCAATTGCAAACGAAACAATAGAAGCTTCAAAAGGGAATGCTAACGCATTTATGGAAGCTGCTACCTTTGAAATTGACGGTGCTATTGAATCTGCTACTCGATCGCTTGCTATTAGTCTTTTTGGCGATGGTGGTGGATCTATTGGGCAGCTTTTAGCTGATCCTTCTACAGGTACTACTTTTACTCTTTTACAAACTGATGATGTTACTAACTTTGAAGTTGGTATGCAAGTAGAAGCTTATACTGCTGCTACTGGTGGTACTGTAAGAGCTGGTGGCGCACGTACAATTAGTGCTGTTAACAGAGACACTGGTGTTATCACAGTTTCCACAGCTATAGACGCTGCTTGGGCAATAAATGATTACATCGTTCCTGAAGGGGATTACGATCTTAAGATTAAAGGTCTTAATGCTTGGGTTCCTTCCTCTGCTCCTTCAGCTACTGAATCTTTCTTTGGCGTTGATAGAAGTTCGGACACTACTCGTTTGGGTGGAATTCGTTTTGATGCTTCTTCACTTCCATTAGAAGAAGGTCTTATCGGTGCTGCTGCTAGGGTTGCTAGAGAAGGTGGAAAACCTGATGTTTGTTTCGTTAACTACTCTAACTTTGCTGATCTAGAAAAGGCTTTAGGTTCTAAAGTATCTTACATTGATCAAAAAGTTAACCCTGAAATTGGTTTTAGAGGTATCTTGATTCATGGTCCTAGAGGTCCTATCAAGGTTATACCTGATCAAAACTGTCCTGCTAGTGTTGCCTTTATGCTTCAATTAGATGTTTGGAAACTTTACTCTCTTGGTAAAGCTCCAAAGATTTTAGATTCAGATGGTCTTAAATTCCTTAGGGAATCTACGGCTGATGCTGTTGAAGTAAGAGTTGGGTATTATGCTCAATTAGGTTGTAGAGGTCCAGGATATAATGTCAGGATTGCATTATCATAATTAAATATGGGGAGCTTAACGGCTCCTCTTTTTTGCTGCGTGTTGTATAACACTCAGACTAAAGGAGAAATAAAATGGCTAACAGAAATTTTAATAGATTACAAGCTATGGATAAAGAGATCAAGTTTTTATTTTTAACTGCTACTATCGGAGCTAGTGGCGACCCAACTTTGAATGAAAGTAAAAGTGTAGGTATTAAGTCTATCAGTGATACTGCTACAGGAGAATATGATATTACTTTAGGAACTCCAGGTGGGTCTGCTGATAAATATAATTCTCTCCTGTTTCTTCAGTGTTTTCTTACTGATACTGCTGCTATATCCACTGGTGGAGGAGTAAGTTTTCAAATAGAAGCTGAAACTGTATCCTCTGATGGAGTAATTAAACTTTTTGCTCTAGATAAAGACGGTGCTATAGCTGAAATTAGAGATGGTGATATTCTTCAAATAATGATCGTTGTTAAAAACTCTAACCAACCTGGTGTAGGTGTTAGTTAAGGAGTCTAACGATGATTATGATGGGACCCAAAAAAGACAAAGGAGCAATGATTGTCTCTATCCTAGAGAAGTTTGGAAAGAAAAAAGGTTCTTACGAAGACGGTAAGAAATCTAATGAAGAATTTATGGAAAAAGGTGGTCATGACTCTGATTATGATCACTATAAACCTGAAGTAGATGCTATTTTCGATGCTATCGGTGTAGGTAACAAAGAAAAATTTGCTAAAGCTATGAAAGGCTTTATTAGTAAGTGTGTCTCAGGTATGGAAAAGAAAGAAGACAAATACTAGGGGAGCTTCGGCTCCTCTTTTTTAGGGGGTTATTATGGCTAATGTAACTATAGCTACTCTGATGTCCAGATCACGACAAAGAGCAGACATGGAAAATAATAACTTCGTTCAAGACTCGGAGTTAGTAGAATACATAAACGCAGGTCTTGCTGAATTACATGACATACTAGTTCAACAGTATGGTGAAGACTATTATGTTAAAAGTTTAGATTTTAACACAGTAGCAGGAACAGATACGTATCCTATTATTAGTTCTACCTCTGGTCCTAACGCAACAGATTTTTACAAACTAAGAGGAATAGACGCTAAGATAAATAATTCAGACTATTTTACTCTACAACCGTTTAATTTTAATGAAAGAAATTTATACCAGAATTGGGGTTCTTGGAGCCTTCTGGGTTTAACTAACGTAAGATATAGACTAGTAGGAAGTGATATAATATTCACTCCTAAACCTGATGGAGCTACAGCCGTAAAATTTTGGTATATTCCTACTGCTGCTCAATTTGCGTCTAGTACAGACACAAGTACAACTTGGGATGATCTTAATGGTTATGCAGAATATGTAGTAACATTTGCAGCCATAAGAATGTTACAGAAAGAAGAGAGTGATGTTAGTGTGTTCTTAGCACAAAAAGCAGACTTATTAAAAAGAATAACAGACGCAGCAGCTAACAGGGATGCGGATAATCCATTAACAGTTACCGATGTTTATATGGCTAATAATAAATTTTGGTATACTAGGAGTACAAGTTAATGGCTATCCAGAGATATAAAAAATATTACATTAGTCCTTATAATCCTTTAGCAAGAGAATTAAATACGGTACAGGATGCTGTAGAACAAGTAATAAACCCACTAGCTGATTCTCAGATTATTGATGGAAATTATATAAAAGAAATAGACCTAACGGTCAGTGTAGATAACCTAGTAGAACACAAACTAGGTAGAGAACCGCTAGGGTGGATTGTAGTTAGAAAATTTGCAGACGCCAATATTTGGGAGTCTCTTACAGCAGGAGGAGTTAGTTACGATAGAAAAAAGTTTATTAACTTTCAAACAGACGCTACAACAACAGACGTTTATTTTTGGATATTTTAGGATATAGATATGGCAATAACAACTACAACAACAAATATGTCTTTAATACTTCCCACTCCAGGGCAGCAGCTAGGTCCTACCTGGGCTACTAACCTTAACACAGCTTTTAACTTAATTGATGAACATGATCATACTAGTGGAAAAGGAAAAAAGATTGGAGTTGCAGCTATAACAATAGATGGGGATGTAGACTTTAAACCTGGCACTACTGCATATCCTGCAGCAAATTTAAGTTATTTAACATTTACTAATCAATCTACTCTTTATGCTGATACTTTAAATTTTAGATTATTTAGTGGACTCTCCGATGGAGATTTATATTGGAATGATGGTGCTGACCGTCAAATTCAAATTACTTCAGGTGGTGGAGTAAATGCTTCTGGGGTTCAAGCTAACCGTTTTGCTCTCCGTAGTACAGAAGTGACTGGAACTTATACTATTGTTGAATCAGACGGAAAATCTATTTATTTATCAAACTCTGGAACTGCTTATGCGTTAACTCTACCTGTAGCAGATAGTACCACGGGTAGGTTTTATGTAGTTAAAGATATTAGTGGAAGCGCAGCTACTAATAATATTACGGTTACAGCACAAAGTACAAACTCTATAGATGGAGTATCCACCTATGTTATAGCATCTAACTACGGTTCAGCTACATTTATAAACAGAGGAAATTCTATCAACTGGGATGTAATATAGGAGAAGGTCGTGCCTTTACAAAAAAATAACGTACCATTATCCTTAAATCAAGGTCTTAATACTAAGGTAGACCCGAAGCAACAACCGTTCGGTTCATTTACTCGTTTAGAGAATGTTGTCTTTGATAAAGAAGAAGAGTTTAATAAGAGAAATGGATATGATGAAATCCCTTCCAAGGGAATAGGCAACATTAATCTTCAGACTGTAATTGGTATAGGAAAGTTTAGAAATCAACCTTTATGGATATCTAAAGATCAAGTCTATTCTTATGCAGAAAGTAGTAATGTCTGGAATAGTGAAGGAAGTTATGACTCTGTTGTTCCTGAGTCTAGAGTAATAGTTCAAGATGGAAAAGAACAAGAATGTTTAGACTGCGCCTATTTAGATGGATATCAAATTTTTGGTTATGTAGATTCAGGTAGTTTTAAGATTTCTGTATTAGATGAAAAGACTGATGCTTTTGTAGTTTATAATACAGCTATTCCTGATATTCCTTCTGGAACAAATACAATGTCCAAAGTAAAACTAGAGGTCTTTAATAATAGTGTTTTTACTTTCTTTGTAGAAACTAATTCTGGTGGAACAGCAGCTACCCTATTATATAAAGAATTTGATTTATCTGGTTATATTTCCGATGGTCTTACTTTTACAAGTGGAACAGCCCTACAACCTGATGCTGGAAATGCTTTTGGAGCATCTCAAACTGTAGCTACTGTAGAAATATCAACTGGTAATGGTTTATATGATATTTGTGCTGTAGATAATAAATTACTAATAGCATATCATGATGATTCAACAAATGAACTTAAATTTAAATATATAGCGGCTGATTCAGCTATGGCTTTATCAGGAGAGTTGGACCCCTTTAGTACAGCCGTAGTTCCTCTAAATGCCCTAGACCTAGCTACTACTCCATTAAAAACAATATCTGTTACTGCTATTGATAACGCAAATTTAGTTAAGTTTGGTCTTGTATCTAACACTTCATCCAGAGTTAGAGATGCTGTTACCGTAGAAGACATTTCTAGCACAGGTACGGCAACAAATGCAGTTGGGGGAAGTAATGTTACTTCTGCTACTTTAGACGGGTTAGATATTGAAATCTTTTATCAGGTGAATGAAACCAATCCCTATCTTTATAACATAAGTACAGGAACAAGTGCAGCCAGCACAGTAGCAACAGACCGTTATACTTGGAACATGTCTTATATTAGAAAGAATACTTATACTGTTGGAACTTCTACTGTAGGAACTGCCTCAAACATAGCAAGAGGAGTAGGGCTTGCATCTAAAGCTTTTACTCAAGATATTAATATTTATGTAAATACTATACGAGAAACCTTTTTAAATGCTACCTATTATACTATGAAATCAGATGGGTCAGTTCAGGCTAAAATTAGTCAAGGAACAGCCGGTCCATTGTTAAATACAATTCGTAAGAAAGCTGATGTCAGTACAGGATATTATAATTATAGTACAGCTAATGCTAATGCAATTTATCGTACAGCTAGTTTATCTAGAGTTCCTGAAATTACAAGTGAAAAGTTTTTATTCGTTAACAGTAGACAGGGAAAGATTCTAAGTGGAACTACTGGAGTTACTAGTTTCTTTTCTCTATTAGGAGTAAATTCTAGTGTTTTAAATTTTAGTAACACTATTACAAACCAAACAGAAGAACTTGGAGAAAACCTAAATTTTGCCGGTGGACAACTTAAGGCTTATGATGGAAACGTTTTAGTTGAACAGAATTTTAACTACCCTCCTGATATTACGATTGCCACAAGAGGTACAATTGTAAGTACAGGTAGTCCTACCTTTGTTAAACCTGGAACTGGGATAACAGATGTTTACAGTTATAAGGCTATTTTTACATGGGCAGATGCTCAAGGAAATATTCATAAATCAGCCGTATCTACTGAAACTTCTGTCTCTGTAGCTGATACCGATTTTACTGCTACTGAAACAGGATTTAATTCCTTTCTTGTAAAAATACCTCCTATAGACTTAACTCAAAAAAATAATGTTTATATAGAACTTTATAGAACGGCAGCTAATGGTAGTATTTTTTACAGATGTAATGGAGATAGTGAAACAACTGTAGATCAAACTTTTGAACCTATTGTAAATACGGCTGATGTAGACCTATTATCCTTTGTAGATGCAGCTTCAGATACCTCTATTTCTTCCAACGAACTCATTTATACTACAGGAGGTATCCTAGAAAATCACAGTCCTCCTGCCAATTCAATTGTAGGTAGTTTTAAGAACCGTTTATTTTTAGCAGGATTAGAGAATAAACTAGAAATAAGATACTCAAAGTTATTATTAGAAAAAGTTGGCGTAGAGTTTAACGAGAATTTATTTACTCTCGTGTCTCAATTAGGGGGTGATATTGTAGCCTTAAAGGGAATGGATGATAAGTTAATTATATTTAAAGAGAATGCCATATTTTTCATATCAGGAGATGGACCGAATAATCTGGGGCAACAGGATACCTTTAGTAAACCCCAACTAATATCTGCTGATGTTGGGTGTTCCAATAAAAACAGTTTAGTCCTGGCTCCTCAAGGTCTATTCTTCAAGTCAAATAAGGGTATTTACATGCTCTCTAGATCATTAGGGTTGCAATATGTTGGCGCACCTATGGATGATTTTAATCATTTGACCATAACTAAAGCAGATATGATAGCTAAAAAGAATGAGCTACGGTTCTTAACTTCTGATGGAGAATGCCTAGTCTACAACTATTACAGGGGATACTGGACTACATTTGTAAACCACAAAGGAGAAGGGTCTGTAGTCATAGGGGATAATTATTATTATGTTCATAAGAATCCTCAAGGAAATCAACTATTTAAACAAAATTATGACAGCTATGATGATGCCGGAGTACCTATAGAAATGGCAGCAGAAACAGGTTGGATGAACCCTGTATCTGCTCAGAGTGCCATTAGAGTCTATAGAATGTTACTACTAGGAGATTATTTTACTCCTCATAGATTAAAAATAAGTGTAGCCTATGACTATGATGATACTTTTGTAGACTTCTCTGTTATAGATGTAACTGATTATACTCAGATTTATGCCTATGGCGACCCTGGAGTTAAAGACACCTCTACAGGCGTACTAAGAGGATATTATGGCGACCCTGGGGGTACAGAAGGCTCTTACACTACAGCCATAGCTTATGGTGGAAAAGACGTAATGCAATATCAAGTTAGGGTTGACTTTAGCAAGCAAAAATGCGAAGCTATAAAGATTAGGATAGAAACCTTACAGGGAGCAGGACAGCTAGGACGTGGGGTAAATTTATCTCAATTACTGTTTGTAGCTGGTTCTAAAGGTACAGACTACAAAATTAAGCAATCTAGGATATTTACAACAGGTACAAATACCTAATTATATTAAATAGACAAGGAATGAAGAGTGAATCATTGGAAAGACTATCTAAAAGAAGTAAAAGATACTATAACAGTAGAGAAGGAGCAAGGATTTTTTACTTATCAGGTACGTGAAGAGGCAGTATTTGTGGAGCATTTTTATGTTGCTCCTGAGTTTAGAAGTAAAAAGGTAGGACAATCATTTGTCAATGAGTTATCTCAAATAGCTAAGCAACATAATAAAAAAATGTTAAAGTGCCTAGTAGATTTGGAAACAAATAACTATGCGCAAAACTTAATGATTTATTTACATTGTGGTGGAATAATTTGGGATGCCCAATATCCACACATATCGATGTGTTTATTTGTCGAGGAACAAAAATGAAACTAGTAGGAAAAAAACTTTATCGAACAGGACCTCTTAAGCTTTTTAAAGCTGCAGGGGATTATACAGGAGGCTCTCCAGGGTCTACAACTAGTTTTTCTGGAGGCTACGGAAGTGGGAATCGTAGCGGTGGTCCTCGTCATGGCGGCGGCGGAGGTGGTGGTGGTAATAATGCTGCACAAAGACAAAGAGAGGCACAAAGGAGAAGACGAGAAGCAGCAGAAAAAGCAAAAGCAGCAGCAGAAGCAGCGGCTAGAGAAAAAGTAAGAATAGCTGAAGAAAAGGCTCAGAGAGCTGAAATGAAGGGAGTGTTTACAAAAAAACTAACTGGAGCAGGTCCTCAAGCAGAAGCTAGACAGATGCAGCAGGAAGCTATCAACCGTATGAGGTCTGGAGAAACAGGAAGAGTGTCCCGAGAACGAGCATTAGCCGGACTCGTCGGAGCAAGTGCAGTAGGAGGAAGTGCTGCAAAAAAAATGCTAGAAAAACAGGCAGCAGGTATTTCTAGAGCAGCAGCCCACGAAGCTCTAGGAACTACTAAAGATGTAGTTGGCATGGGTGGTAAAATGAGAGTACAGGATATCGGTCTTGGAAAAGCTGATAAAACTGCAGACATGAAATTTCATCAACTTCAACTTGGAGAAAAATTAGCCAAAGAAGGGATGAAGGCACAAGTTGATGCTGCCAGAGCAGGAGCTAAATGTTTCTCAGCCGATACTAAAATATCAACTCCATCAGGTCAAGTTTATATAAAAGACGTTAAGGTTGGGGATGAGGTTCTAAGTTTTAATGATGAAGGTCAGATTTCAGTTAACATAGTTAGTAAAGTATTTGAGCATGAACCTGGGGATATTTATAAGCTATCCTATTGGGGTGGAGAAGTGCTAGTAACTTCTAATCATTGGATACTAGAAGCCAACAATACTTTTTTACAAGTAGATAAGTTTAATACTGATCACTGTCTAGTAGACGAAGAAGGAAGTTTTAGACCCTTTAAGTCTCTTGAATTTTATGAATTAGATAAAACTTACAATATTACAGTTGAAAATGACCATACCTACATTGCTAATGGTATTAGAGTTCATAACTTTGGTGGTGGTAAAGCCGGTGGTGGAGAAATCTTTAAAAAATATGCTAAAGGTGGTTATACTAAAAAAAATGGAAAAATAAAAGGAGCAGGGACAGAAACTTCTGATTCTATTAAAGCTCGACTGTCTGATGGAGAGTTTGTAGTTAATGCCAAAACTGTAAGAGGAATTGGTGAAGCCTTAGGAGCTAAAGGAAAACAGCCTACTAGACAAAAAGGGTCTGCTTATTTATATGCCCTTCAATCTAAATATGGAGATACTAAAGCAAAAGACCCAAAAGGACTTATTCCTGGGTATTTTGGTGGAGCAGAAGTAGCTAAAATAGCTCAGCAAGCAGCAGCATCGGGTTTATTAGGTGAGAAAGCACAAGTAGTAGGAAAAGTAGCTGGTGCAGGTATGGAAGCTCAGGAGAAAGGAGTAAAAGCAAAAGCAGCTAAGTCTAAAAAAGCAGCAGACGAAGCGTTTAGAAAAAAACAAACAGCATACTATGATAAACAATTAGAAAAAGGAAAACCAGATAATAAGGAAAGAGCAGCAAGAACAGAGGCGCATCCTATGATGCAGCCATATAAAAAGGGTGGAGATGTGAAGTTTGGTAAAGGCGTTAAAGTTAGGAAAAAATTCCTAGACTCCATAGGACATAAACCTTTTAAGCACTTTGAAGATAAAGCTGAGAAGGATTATAAAGAGGGTCAGACAGGATATAAAAATATAAAGAAACAACAATCATCAAGCGTTCCTGGATTTGATTTTGGAATAACTGCAGCCGTAATGACAGCCGCATCTATGGCTAAAGCAGAAGCAGATAGGCAGAAGGCTGCAGAAGCTCAAAAAAAACAACAAGTCTCAGCAGGTGAGCAAGAAGCAGCTAAGGGTTTAGCCACTACTGGTAAAAGTATAATGAAAGCTGACACTACCCTCAAAGATGGAGGTAAGGTCCAAAAAAGATCTCTTCTACAACAACTAGATGATTATGATAAAAAACACAAGATGGGTAAATATAAACGTAAACCAATTGATCTTAGTCCTGAGAAAAAATCATGGGAAGCTGTAAGGGCTAAGAAAGGGTCTATTGAGCCTATGAAGTTTGATAAAGGTGGAAAGGTTAAAAATCCTTTATTTAAAAAACTACAAAAAGGTCGAGAAGATTGGTATGAAAACTTTCTTGTAGATCAAGCTAAGAAAAAATATCATAAAAGAGAAGTACCTGAAGATGCTTCTTCAAGAAGAAAGTTTAAAGAATTAATAGATAGAAAGAAAGATCCTTTATATAAAAAAATAATGAAGGCTGAAAGAAAAGGAAAGAGTCAGGAAGTTTATGAGAAAGCTGTTAAAAAAGCTGAAAAAGCTGTCCATAAAAAAGAAACAGCTCAAGCCAAGAAAAGGTTTCATGAAAAAGAGAAACCAGAGTTTTTAGACGTAGCCAAAGAAAAAATACTAAAAAAGCAGAAAGACATGGCGAGTGACCCTAATTACAAAGAAATAATGGAAGCTCAGAGAAAAGGAAAACGACAAGAAGTTTATGAGAAGGCAGAGGTAAAAGCTAGGCAAGCTGTAGCAGCAAAAAAAGCAGTAAAGGCTGGTTTGAGAGAAACTGGGTCTTTAGAAAGAAGTCGTAAGTTGAAAGAAGCTCAATTAGCAAAACAGGCAGCAGGTGAGCATGATGTCCGTCAAGCTTCTAAAAGAAAAGACTATAAAAGACAACAAGAAATAAAAGCCCATGCGGCTAAAGTAGCTGCTGAAGCGGCTGCAAGAGAAAAGAAAGATTTAACAGGAGATGCGTCTCATGCGGAATATGTTTTCAAGAGAGAGAAAGCTAGAAAAGAAGCTGCTAAAAAGAAGGTAGCTCCAAAGGTAGATGCTCCAGAGGTTAAAGAGAAGAAAAAGAAGAAAGGAGACATGACAGAAAAAGACTGGGCTGAGATGGGAGTAGCAGGTGCTACATCATTATTAGGAAGCATAGCTGCTTCTAAAAAAGCTAAAGCAGATAGAAAGAGAGCAAGAGAAAAAGAAATAAGAGATGCTAGAAGGTCTGCAGGAAAAAGTCTGTCAGAATTTGGAAGAGGCGTAATGCAAATGGATACAAGACTCAAAAAAGGTGGTAAGGTATCCTTTAAAGATGTTCTTAAAGCAAAGAAAAAGATGGGGTATTAAGATGGCAAATAAAGTATCACAAATAGTAAACTTACGGAAACAGGCTAGAGCTGCTAGTAAGAAGGATAAAATAAAGCTGTATCCAAAAATTTATAAGTTGATGCAACAGTTAAGTCAAGTAGAGTGGGAACATCCTATTGTAAAAGACCTTGATAAGTTTTTTACTACTACTAAGGGTGGTAAGTGGTATGCCCAGCAAGGCGAAAGACCTGTATCACCAGCAAGACCTGCAAGACAACGTAGACAACCTACTGGAGCTGCTCAACGTAGACCACAAAAATTTGATGGGTCGTGGGGGTCTGGGACGCTTCCTATTATGGCTAAGGTAGGGCATGAAGATGTAGACCCTTATATAGTAGGGAAGAATGGTCAAAGACTTAGTGCTAAAGATATGCCTGAAGCTTATCAAAAAAAATTAATAAATGACTTAAAATATGTAGGATATCGAGGACCATTTGTAGTTAATGATGCAGGTAGGTCGTATAAAGAACTTTTTGGTTTAATGAAAGGAAGAAAGGCTGCGTTTAATTTTTTAAATTTAGAAAATAATGCAATAAATAATACTATAGAAAGTTTTATGTTACGAACTGATATGGGTAAATATTATGAAGGGGTTGATGATAGATCAAAACCTTGGGAACACAATACCTATACAAATGCTCCAAAAGAAGGGGACGTAGTACGTGGTGCGCCTACAGTTAAACGAACCGTAAAGGGACCTCCTAAGTTAAAATATTACCAAAACAATTGGATACAAGATTTTAAAAAACAACTTAAAGACGCAGGAGTTTCTGATCGTAATGTAACTAAAGCTCTTGCTAAGATGAGGAGAGCAAGAGGTTTACTGGGAGGGTTTCAATCAGATCACGTTAAACATGGTTCTAAGGTAGATTTTTATCAAAATATGTTTAATAGACCAGGAGGAGACATAATGCTCCAAAAGTTACAGGATGAACGAAAGTGGAAAGTTTTACCTGAAACAGCTCCTTCTAGTGGAAATTCTGTTTTTGATGTTGACCTTAATGCTAAAGAAGGAAGTAAACATGAGTTTGGAAATCCTCAAGATCAAGTTATAGATTCATCTAGAGGCTATGTAATAAAAGCATGGAAACCTTATAAAGAATATGATAGAGATTTAACTGATGATTTAAAAAAGAAATATAAAGAGGCAGCAGAAAGATGGCAAGAACATAATATTGTTAAAAAGACAAAAAGAGAGCAGCCATTAGTAATAGAAGAAGCAGCAGAAGAAACTATTACAGAAACTCCTCTAACTCCAGAAACTGGAATGCCTTATGAAGATGTGTCTAGAGTAATGGAGGAAGTAGATAGAATATCTCCTGATCTTCAAACTCGTGCTACTCATCCAGAGGCTGCAAAAGAGCAGCTTCTTGATCAACCTGAACTTCAGCAATTAGATGAAGAAGCTACTCAAGAAGATTATATCCCAGGTGAGCAAATGCCTGATGAACCTCAACAGTTTACTCGAAAGGATGTTTCAGCAGTAGGTCAACCTACTCCATATGGTATTTATGCTCAAGGTCAGCCTGAGTTTGCAGCAGCAGAAAAAGAACAAGTATTAGCTGCTAAAGATGGAGTATTCGTAGAAAAAGATAAAATAGAAGAAGAAGCTGAAATGGGTCCAATCTTTCCAGGACAAAAACCTGTTGTACAAGATCCTGTTTGGCAAGAAAAAGGTGAAACTATAAAAGGAGAAGCTCCTATTACTCCTGAACAGTTACAAGCTCCTCAAGCTGAACCAGTTCAAAAACAATATGACCCACGATTTGCACCTGCACCTGAAGTTGAAACTGTAGACGAGGTAGTTTTAGAATATGTCCAAGGAGGTAAGAAATCTCAAGAACGAGAGAAACTTAACCAAATGGTAAACCAAGGAAAAACTACAAGAGAAGAAATTGCTAAGACTATAAAGAAATATGATAAAGCTCCTGAGCCTAAGGTTGAAGAACCTGAAGATATCATGGCTGCTCATGCTAGAGACATGGGACAAAAACCTGGTCCTATGATGAGAAAAGGATTAGGACTTAAGAAGGAAGAAGTAGAAAAAATATCAAAAGCTCCTAAACCAAAACCAGATGTAGTTGAAGAATCTGAGTTTGAAAAGGTTATTAAATCTATTTCAGGTATTCCATCAGATACAGATAAAAAACAAATATACGACCCTGATACGTATGCCAAAGAAATGATGGCAATGGACCAGAAGTTTCAAGCTGACATAAAACAAGCTATGAAAGATGAAGCTGAAGCTGATGTAGAACTACAAAAAGTAGAGCCTTATAGATTTTGGCATAGTATGGGTACTCCTGCTAAAATAATATCTGCTCTAGGAGCCTTAGTAGCAGGATACGCACTACCAGCAGAAGGTGCTGCTGCAGCTTATAATATGATAAATTCTGCAATAGATGCAGACGTTAAGTCTCAACAATTGGACCTAGATCATGCTATGAGAACTAGGAAGGAAGCTACTCGAAGAGCTACAAATGCTATTGAGAGAAGAGCTAAGTTAGTAGGTAATCCTGAGACTAGATTTAAGATAATGGAAATAAGTAGAAACTTAAAAATGAATCAGGCAGTTAAAGATAAAAATGATTTTAAAACGAGAATGAAAGCTAAGATCATGAGAAACCCAGCAGAAGCTGAACAACTATTTAAATATAATCCTCAAATGTATCAACAGATTTATACTAAAGATGAGATAAAACATCATCGTAAAGTAAATGATAATTATAAAAAAGCCTTAAAGGACAACAACGTTTCAAATGTTATAAACGCAGCTAATGCTATGGAAAATACTTTCATGGATATTGACTGGAAAAAAGTTAAAGGTAAAATGAAACTAATGAAATATGATATAGCTGAACCAAGTGGTGCAGGCGACATGGCTCTCGTATTTTCTTTTATGAAAATGCTTGACCCAGGTTCAGTTGTTAGAGAAGGTGAATTTAAAACTGCTGCTGGTATGAACCCTCAATATTTATATTTTGCTAGAAAGTGGAATAAGTTTATGGAAGGGGAGATGTTTACAACAAAAGATAGACTTGCATTCATGGGTGAAGTTAACAGGATGTTAAAATCTAAAGTACAAGATGCCCAAAGAGTCTATAAAATGTATTCTGGTGATCTTACAAGACAGGGATATCCTTCTACATTTATTCTTGGAAAACCAATATCAATGGGAGTATTACCTTCTATGAGAGTAAATAAAGTAATTGATAGTATAATGAAAAAGAAGGGCGTAGACAGAGAAGAAGCTATCAAACTATTTAAAGCTGGAAGAAAACGCCTTGCAGCTAAAAAAAGAGGAGTCAAGTTTGATAAGACTGGTAAACCTGCTAGACCAGGAGACGAAGGAAAGCCTCTAATAGGAAATAAGCAATTCCCTATTCAAAGTAGAATATGGTAAGGAATATAAATGGCTAACGATATTATAACCCCCCCAGCACCAGAAACTGCTACAGCATTAGAAGCAGAAGGATATGAAACAACTATCCCTCAAGCTCCAGTTGTAGAAGAAGAAGAGGTAGAAGAAGATTTCTATACGCCGGAACTTGATGAAGCTATTGATGAAGAAATAACATACCAGGATGAATATGGAGATTCGGCTGCAGGAATACAGACTTTTGTAGAAAGAGGCTTGAATGCTGGTCTAATGTCCTTTCCTGATCACTTGGCTAAAACTTTCGGTGGAAAAAAAGTAACAGACGCTTTAGCCACAAGAGCTAAAGAAAATCCTTATTGGGGCGGAATAGGAACAGGAGTAGGAATAGTAGCTCCTCTCGTACTTTCAGGAGGAACAAGTGCCTTAGCCAGAGGCGCACAAATTACTGGTGGTGGAGTATTAGCAGCTTCTAAGGCTGGTTTAGCAGTAGAGAATCTTACCCTTAAAGGGATACAGAAGATTGTAGGAAAACAGTACAGTAAAAAACTAGTTACTGATGTGTTAGCTAAAGGTATTGCCAAGGGTGCAGGTTCAGGTGTGGAAGGCTTCATGCTTGGAGGCGCACAGCTTATAAGTGAGAATGCTCTTGGAGATAAAGAATTTAATGGTGAAAATATTCTGGCTTATGGTGGACATGGTGCCTTATGGGGTGGTCTTACAGGTGGAGCTTTTGGTATGGCTCCTGGAGTTTTTAAAAAAGGAGTAGAGGTTGTTGTTCCTGTTATTAAAAACAATAAAGTAGTACGGTATGCTACTAAAAAAATAAAAGACATAGGTGGAGATACTTTTAATAAAGTAAGACGGTCGTGGAAAATGGCAGGTCTTGATGATATTGAAATAGATCATATTCAGAAGAGTAGACCTTTTTTAGCTAATAATACTCCCCTTGTACTTAGGAAAGTAGCAGAGAAAGAAAACATGGGAGTATTCTCAAGACCTATAACACTCTACAGAGGAGTAGAGAAGTTTAAGCAGAAATCTTTTCGAAACATAATAAAAACGCTAAGACAGATAGATGATGTAAAACAACCAGGTGGAAACTATCTTCCCACAAGACGTAGAGTAGCAGCACAAGTATCCAAAGAATTAGAAAATCTTAAAAAAGAAATGTCTGATGAATTTGGAAGCTCCTTAGAAGGTAGTTATGCGTCTAAAGTATCGGCTATTGATGATGCCATAAATACTTGGAACGATAAGATGATAGGGAAAGGTTCCTCTAAACAGTATAGTGCTACTGGTTTATGGAAAAGTAGAGTTCAATATGATAAAGTAGTTCCTCATGGTCAAGCTAAATTAACTGTTGCTCAAGCTATAGACCAAAGAATTGCTAAAGCTTTTAGAGATGAGCTAGACCTTGTATCTAAGGGCGCACCTGCAGAGTTAGGGCAAGGTTTAAAAAAATCTCTGCTAGATTATGGAACTGCTGCATCCTACAACAATGCCCTAAATCAACACATCAAAACTAAAAGTGGAAAATTATGGGGTGATCTACAAGGAGGATTTCTAGGAGCCATGGCTGCTGAAATGGTTTCATTAGGAGGAGCTGTAGGTACTGGTCTATTTCTAAGGGCAACGGCTAAGTCAGACTTCTTCAATCGTATGGTAGTATTCTCTGGAATGGAGAAGGCTAATCAATCAATTGGAAAAGGATTATGGAAAGGAACAAAAGACTTTTTAGCTAAGTCTAACTTTAAAGATGCTATAGTTCCAGTCTCTACTAAAATGTTCTTAGAATCTCCGTTAACATTCAAAGATGGAAAGAAGGCTAAGGATGAAAATGAGGCTATAGATAATATGGTAGAGAAGCTAGATACAGTTAAGGCTGAACCTTTGGCTTTATCTGAAGCCGCATCTAACCCTGTTATGTCCGTTTATGCTCCTAATACGTTTACCCATATGCAGAGTGTAGCAGCTAAAGCCTTGTTATTTTTAGACTCTAAGATGCCCAGGTTTACAGATGTTAATCCATTTACTAATAAAAAGTTCAAACCAACTACACAAGAATTATATAAAATCAAGAAGTATCTCTATGCTATTGAAAACCCTATGAAAGTCTTTAAGGAGTTTAGTAAGGGCAATATAAGTAGAGAGAGTATAGAAGCCATAAGTTTTGTTTATCCTAATCTGTATAACAGAATGAGGGTAGAAGTAATGAAAGAATTACAAGATAATCCTGATAGTATAGATTATAAACAAAGATTATTGTTAGGCACCCTATTAGACATGCCTACAGACTTAGCCTTAAAACCAGAAGCTATTAGCGCATTACAACAATACTATTCAGAATCAGCAGAGTCCAAAACAGGAGGATATCCTGGGGGAAATAAGGTCCCTATCACAGCCGCTAGAGATATGAAAATGGCTAGTTCCATGGCTACCGAGTTAGAGAAGGTTCAAAACCCCTCCGCTTTTAAATAATAATAAAAGGACAAGGGTAGAAACTAGAGACTATCCTCTCTAACTCATAAGGAGTTTCCCGTGGGAAGAAAGAATATCATTTATACGTACAAAATGCTGGATGGTGTCGCTTTGGACACTAGCACAGATAGTACGGCTACAGTTACAACAACTATAGATCATATGTCAATTAACATCGTGTGGGCTTCTGCAGCTAGTTCAGGACATACTGGAACGGTTGTGGTTCAGGGTACAAATTTAGACCCTGATGCTGCAGACTTTGTTGCCGGAGACTGGTTTGATTTAACCTTATCCGGTGGAGATATAACTCTCACTGGAGCTACTTCAGGCGAACATTTAGTAGTCTTTGATAAGATACCGTTTCGAGCCATAAGGCTTTCTTATACTAACTCAACACATAGCGCAGGTACTTTTAGTGCCATTATGTCTGCTAAAACTATAGGAGCTTAAGATGTCACAATTTATATTTCCACCTCTTACGGCTTCACTAGACTCCGAATCTTCCGATGGAGGATCATTACCTTCAGCTATAATGATTGTAGGGGGTTATGATGGTGCTAATACTCAAGTTATAAAAACAGATGCAGATGGAAACCTTCAGGTTGATATCCTAAGTAGTTCTACAATTACCGTCACAGGTACAGTTACCCTAGGAGCAGGTACAGCAGCTTTTGGTAAGTTAAGTGCAAACTCCGGTGTAGATATAGGGGATGTAGATGTTACGTCTTCTGCGCTGCCTTCAGGAGCCGCAACCTCGGCTTTGCAGGGTACAGCAAATGGAATCTTAACTACTATAGATGCCGATACTGGAAACATTGCAGGAGCCATATCTGGGACTGAGATGCAGGTTGACGTTGTAGCCGCATTACCAGCAGGTTCAAATGCCATTGGTAAACTAGCAGCTAACTCTGGTGTTGATATTGGTGATGTTGATGTTACGTCATTACCAGCTTTACCAGCAGGTACAAACTCCATTGGTACAGTTGTTTTGGGAGCAGGTACAGCAGTTTTTGGTAAATTAGCCGCAAACTCTGGAGTAGACATCGGGGATGTTACCCTGAATGCAGGTACAGCAGAAATTGGAAAACTAGCAGCAGGAACAGCTTCAATCGGTGTTTTAGGAGCAAACTCAGGCGTTGATATTGGTGATGTTACTTTAAACGCCGGAACAGCCGAAATAGGGAAACTAGCTGCAGGTACAGCTTCAATTGGTACAGTTATATTAGGAACTGGGAGTGCGCAAATAGGTAAACTAGCTGCAAACTCTGGAGTAGATATTGGTGATGTAGACGTTACCTCGTTACCTGCTCTAGCTTCAGGAACAAATACTATCGGTAAGGTAGATGTAAATGCCATAGCTCCTGTAGACTTTTTAGACGATGGACTTCAAGATACTAGTACGGACAACATTGCATCAACTGGAACTGTTGTAGTTTCGAGTTTGGCAGCAGCTTGTACGGAAATAGAAATACAAGAGGACATTGGTGAATTTATGTCCATGCGTGTTGGAGGCGCAGTTAAAGCTTATTTGCCTCTAGGTGGTGGTAGAGTCAAAGTTACTCTAGCAGCTACTAACGCAGTACAATTATATAGTGAAACTGGAACAGCAATTGCAAGTGGTAAAATTGCCATTAACTTTCTTGGGTAACACCAACTAGTCGGAGGACTACAAATGCCAGCAGCGATTTTTAACGGAAGTTATGTAAAAGTCCTAAAGGACGAA